TCAAGAGGCTTCGATTGCCGGAAGTGATTGATATAGTCCTTTCTTGGCTTTGCCTCACGGACCAAATGTGATACTGCTAATACTGCTTTGGCTGTTCATTTTTATGTCATTAGTTATTCTTCTTTCTTATCCGGTATCCACTTTGTGGTTACCACCGCTTTTAATCTTCCGCTACCTCCACAGACAGGGCACGTGTTTCTCACTGTTTCGTTACGTTCTCCCAATGCTAGAATCCAACCGTTACCGTGACAGTTACTGCACTCAAATCCGGTAAATGTCTCCATTTCATAAGGATGTTCCTTTGACAATAAAGGTGGAGTAATCAATAAGGTTTGTTGTTTCTTGCTCATAAAGATTTCAATTTTCGTGCGACATCTGTCACTAGTTGATCAAACGCATCATTATATCCATCTTCATATTCTGCCGTTACAGGAATCATACCCGTGTGATCTTTCCGATGGATGATGAGCGAAACCGGAAGTTTGCTCTCATAAACTTGTGCCACCAAAGCGGATGCCAACGGTGGCACAAGTCTCATTTCATCAGTTCGCTTTTTCATCCTTGAACTCGGATTTTTCTTCCGGTGCAGTATAAGGATAGACATCCATGATAGCCGTCTCCGTCACCGATGAAACTTGGTATTCTGCCATCGTGCCTTTCATTCCAGCATCAAGGTTCTTCTTTGCACGCCCCAAGTCAGAAGCCTGTACTAATACATAAGTAGAGGTGCGTTTCTCTGCTCCGCTCTTTTCATCTAATGTGATAAAGCTTAATTTGCATTTGAACCAAATGTCATCAGCTTCATCATCACTTGGAAACAGCTCACTGTAATTTACACGTTTTATATCCGATACTGTAAATTCTCCGGATATAAATGGAGTCATCTCTTCGATAATCCGTGCTTCCGCTTCTGTAAAGCTGAGAGCATCCACCAGATAAGGTTCCGTTACTTTCTTCTGCATTCCGTTCTCCATTACCTTTTCGTAACGGATACGACATTCAAACCATGTGTGCATTCCCATAATTATAAATTGTTTAATTATTAATACTTGAGGTTATTCTTTCGCTTTTCAGGTTCCTCATATTTCCAGCCGTTAAGCCGGTAGCATTCTTTGCGTGCTTCTTCACTGGTGGGGAATTCACCAACCTTGTCTACCGTGACGATATCCCCTATCTCCAACCAGTGATAAACTGCCCACCGGCTACCGACGGGAGCATATGAGTATTTAGGACGCCTGATCTTCTTTCTTTGGTTCCACATAGAATGTTTCGTCTTGTACTACAACCATACCACATTTGGATAATTGCCCGGCAACTTCCTCCTTATCACGATCAGCAAGAAGACGATCCTTTGCCAGTTCCTCACTCACCCGGATATAACCGGGAAGAAATTCCTTCACCAGATTGGTGACAGATGCCCAGGTAAAGCCTTTGACATTCTTAAGTTTCGGAGTTCCTGTA